GATTTAGCCCATTTCTTAGCAAGCTTTTGGCTAACACCCAATTGATCTTGGTATGGATTAGCGCTTTCTAATAAAGATTGTACTAAGTTTGACATTTTTAATGTATTTTATTTTTGTTTTTATTTAATTCCAGCAAGTTGCTGCCATCTTGTTACAAATGCGTCAGCTTCTACAATTGGTCTAGCTGGAGCATTACCAATTGGTTTTGATGCAAAACCTACTGATTCTTTAATTGAAGTCTTTTTAGTAACTTCTCCTACAGATTCAAGTAATGTTTTGTACGTATTTTCAACTTCTTTAACCGATGTTGCACGATCAAATGCGTTGATAACCTTTGTTTTTTGTGATTCGTTAAGATTTTTAGCCTTAAAGATTTTGTTGACGTAGAGCATTTTAGCATTGAAAAGATTCATTTCATTAAGTTCTGCTTTTAACACTTTAATAGTCTTAACAGCTTCATTTAACTCTCTTTTCATCTCTTCTACTTTGTAAACATCTTTAGCGCTTGGATCAACTTCACCACCAGGAATTTCTTTGTGGCTAGTACTTTCATCCATCTTTTTTTCTTCGTTTTCAAGTTCAGCTAAGATTTCTTCTAGTGAAAGTTCACCTTCTTCGTCTTCACCTTCTTCACCACCTAAATCAGCAGCTAAGTCAGTATCAGCGTCTAAGGCTCCTGGCTCTTCTTCACCAGCACCACCTTGCAGTTGCATGAATACATCACGAATGATATCTTTCAATTCACCTACGGTGATATCTACAACTTCTTGCTCATTAGATCCTTCAATTGATTCAGTGTCGTCGTCAGCCATTCCGCCTTCTTCTTCACCTTCGTGAAGTTTATGATCTCCGTGACTAACCTTTGCTTTTTCGTCATAGCCACCATCTTTAGCGCCTTTTCCTTTTAAGCTTCCACTATAACCATCGGCTTTGTTGTGTCCTTCTTCCATAGTATCACCTTCTTCTTCCATGTTTTCACCAAGTTCATCTAATTCAGCTAAGATTTCATCTAAGTAAGATTCTTCTGCATCAGCTTTTAAATGTTGATGTTCTCTGTGATCATCATCGTGCATACCATGCATTTCTTCCATTTCTCCTTCTTCAGAAAGAGTTTGTGTCATTGATTCTTTGATGTAAGGTTCGAAATGTTCTGCTAAGGTAGTTCTAGCTGCTGCCATAGCGGTTTCACGAACAGTTTTTGCATCAAGGATGGCTTGTCTAAACAAGTCTTGATTGTTTTCCATTTTAAAAATTCTGTTTTGGGGAATTGCCTATTAGAGTAGTGGCAATATAAAGTATATAGAATGTATAAACGCCATATTAGGATGGCGTACTATCATAAATAGTAAGAGCTCCCTGAGAAAGAGCTCGTTACGTGGAAAATATTTTTTATTTATAAAACGTGCCGTAAAACCAATTCATCGCTTTTTAGCGTGGATTGGATGTAAGGCACGTTTTATAAACAGTCGAAGATTACAAAAACCAACAAATGTTTTCAAGGTTATTTCACACAGCAGACCCCACTTTGGGTACATATGATTTCTGAAATTAATCTACTAACCAAGTCTTGCTTGTTGTTAATTTTTGGCACGTAGTTTTCCCTAAGACCGTTGGCTGCCATAGTTTCAGGAGTCATATGCGTATAGGCGCCGTAGGTACTTGGGGTAGATACAAAGTCCCATCCTATAAGCTCTAAATCCTCACCAACTTGAACAAGACCTTCACCTATCGGTGTAACAGATCCCATTGCTCTTGATGAAACTCCTACATTGATCCCTGCAAGGAATAACTCTTTTAAAATATTACCTGATGGGGTATCTAGGATTTCAAATTCACCATATAAATCTTTGTCTTCCCACCATAGTCTTGTAATATTATGACAAACATTCTTAAGGTTAATAACAGAAGTTTCAGGATGATCTAACTCTCCTAAAGCTCTTTTTTCTGCTACAGGACCTTGTTCATATAAAGCAACTTGTTTTTGTAAAGTATCGAAATCGTAAATACGATGGTTAGCATTAGGCTTATCGGCAGCTTGAATCTTACCAGACACTAAAAAAGGAACTCTTGGATTCAACCTAGCTTCAGTAAGTTGTTTAGGCTGTGGTTTAAACAGTAAATACTCTATTAGAATTTGCTTATCCATTATTGTATTGGTTTAAACACGTTGTTGAACTCTGGGTCTTTTGCTTCCTCACCATTAGGGTTGAAGGATTGAACTTTTCCAGTTTTTTTGTTTGTGTATAATCTTTCTTCTAGTTCCTTTTTAACTGCTTTAGTAAGCTTCTCTTTTAGCTTTTTCATTTTATCTTCTCTGCTTTCCTCAACCTCTTCTTTTACTTGATTACTTGCCCATTTTTGTCCAACCATGCCTAAATTAGGCATTTTAGCTAATGGATTTTCATAAGGTCCGTCTTCAGACTTTTCTTTGGATTTTTCAGGAACATCTCTTTTTGTTAATACATTTCCTTGAATATCTATATGTTTACCATCGTCTGTTTTTACTGTTGCAGTATGGCCATCCCATTCAACAACTTCGCCTACTACTGATCCATCTTTTTTTTTAACTCTTGAACCAGCGTTAAATGTTTCATGTGCTACATTAGGCATTGTTAATTCATCTAAAATACTTTCTTTTAAAGCTTTTACTTTTTCTTTACCTGGGGTTTCAAAAGCAGGTAGGTTACCTTTGGGGGTCATGGTCATGTGTTCTACACCTTTACCATTCTTAGCTTTTTTCTTTTCTTTTTTAGTTAGAGTATCTTGAGTATTTGTTTTTTCATCTTTCTTTACGACTTTCATGGCATTAGCCTTATCAACCATATTATCTTTCTTCACTTCTTTCATTTCAAGATTCTTATCCATCTCCTTCACTTGCTTATAGTTGGCTAATTTTAACTCCATATAAGCATGTGGATCTTTTAGGATATTATCTACTACTTTTTTTCTAACTTGCTCGTACACCTCATCGGTAATTTCGTCAACTTTAGATAATTCATATTGAATACCATAGTAGGCTTGGTAATAATTTACATGATCAATACCTGGTTTTGGTGGATTTTCGTTGTTAGGATTATGACCATAAACGCCTATAGGAGCCTCAGATAAAATACGCTTTCCTTTCAATATCTTAACTGAGTCTTGAAAAGAGGTTACTGGAGATATGTACTGAGGAAAGTCTCTACGTACGCTAACCATAAAGTTAGAGTGAGACATTTTGCCTTCTAGAAGGTCTATATACTGCGCCTGAATATTTCGCATATTTATAAATATTTACAATTTTCAAAGTGCCATTGCTTTATGCCTGTTGCACCACCAGTTTTATTACAGTGAGGACAGGTTAATTGTTTTTGATGTCCTCTTGGTCCTTTCATTTTTTGAAGAGTCTCTTCTGTGTGTTTAAAAGGGTTCTTCTTTCTCGTCGTTTTTGCTTTTTCAATAACATCTCTTCGTTTACTAGGATTGTTATCTCCCATCTTAGCTTTACTCATAAGTTTTTTAGACTCTTGAGAATGGGTTTTTCCTAACCCTATTTTATTTCCTTTCATAGCTCTGCTACGCTCTAATTTCCACTCCTTAGATCTAACCATGTTTGGAACTCCTTCTCCTCCATCTGTTAAATTAACCAAAGTACCTGTTCCCAAATCTTTTCTGCCATAAAGAGCTATAAACTCTTTTTCTTTTTCACAAGCTTCTTTCCAAGTTAAATCTTCAAATACAAACTCTATTTCATACTCACTCTTGGATGCTACTCTCTTCCAATAAATAGATCTACTCCTTTTATTATAAGCTCTTTTTTTATTTTCACCAATTCCTACATAAAATACTTCATTTTTATCTAACCTAATATGTCTATATAAAATTGCCATACTAGCGACCTTGTCCACGATACTCTTTGTGAGTTTCATGTTTATTGTAGGATTTTTTTGCTTTTCCTCTTTTTCTTTTTCCAAAGGTAACCTTACGGCTGTCGGATGCTACTTTTGCCATTATTTAAGACTTTTAATTTTTGTATAAACTTCAACAACCTTTGAGTGTATCCTTTCAAAAACCTTTTTAGTATTGTGCTTATATTCTAAAGTCTGCTCTCCTTCAGATAATTCATTTCTCATTTGAGAAGTAAACTCAAGTAATTTTTCTATTTCATGTAGTTTACTTTGAATCATTTTAGCAGCTTCGTGCATTTGATCAGGCTTATTTCTAGTTGCAGTTTCTCTCTTAAACTGAGAATACTGTCTTGATTCTTCCCATAAATCCTTTACCTCAACACCTTTAATATGTTTACCTGCTTCTTTTGCATTTTCTGCTTTTGTAAAACCATCTTGAGTATAAGTATGAATATCAGCTTTCTTACCGCCAGCTAACATCGGAGCATCTTCTTGATATTTTTTTCTAGTTCCAGCAGCATATTGCTCACCACTGCCTGGTGCAAATGCAGCACCGTTTGTCACACCACCACCTGTTGAACTCATTTCTTCAATCCCTGTTGTAGTTCTCACAATATCTATAGCTGTTTGGAAAGTAATATGCTCCTTCTCTACCGCTTTAGCAAGTATATCCGCATTATCTTCACTAGCTCCATAACTCATCAAGTGCTTTTTTACTTTTTCAAAAAGTTCATTGTATTCTTCTCGTAAAAACTGTGTTGCAAACTGATTATTCATTATTTACTAGCTTTGAGCTCGTTTACTAATTGATAATACTGCATTAAACCAATAAGAGTTTCATCTTTGATTGGGTCGTTTGCAGCTAGAGGCTTAACAAAATTAATAACCTCATTGAGTTTAATTTGCAATACTTTATCTTTTGTTTTACCTTTTAATTCTATAAGTTCCTGTTTAACTTCAATTAACTTCGTATTTAAATAAGTACGAAGCTGAGTAGTATCAGAAATGTTGTTGATGTATTCTTTTAGTAAATCTTTTTGTTCTATGGATAAATTTGAATATTTGCTGTTAAACTTTTCAATTAAAAATTTATAAGCAAGAACACGAATTTCTTTATCCTCTTTCATAAACTCCTCTACTACTTTGGAAGCTACTTTTCTTTCAGTCAAACTTTCCTTAGTAATATGCTCTAAAATAGTAAGTTTATTTGTGATTACCTGTTTTGTATCAGTAAGTTCTTTTGTTAATTGAGATTCAATTAAGGTATAAGTGGAAGCATAAACTCTATAAGATTCAATTTTAGCTTTGAAAAAATTATCTAAATCGTAGTGTTTTCTAATCTCTTTAATAAGATTGTATTTTTCACTAGCTAGCTTTTCTCTATCTAGTTTTTTGGCTTGCTCAACAATGGTAGAAATTAGGATTTCTGCTTTAGTTTCGTTGAGTTTTGGTGCATTCAGGACAGTGTTATATAAATTATACTCCTTTCCCAACTCTGTATTGGTAAAGTATTTTTTGAAGATTTTAACTGCTTTTGGATCCTTATTGGACATTAAGTCAGACGTAGCTTGTCTGACCAAGAGCTCAAAGAGAATGCCTGAATTTTTGTACTTGCTATGTTTAATCATTGCGAATTGCCTTGGTTATAAATATCTAAGGATTAATCTAAATCACGTTTAATTTGATTCTCATTAAGTAACTGGCTCTGCTCTTCAAAAAGATTCACTTTTCTTTTGCCAAAAGCTTCCAAAGACTTCTTGTTAGTCAAATAGGTAGTCACTGTCATTTTACGATTTTCCTTCAATCCCAATGGACCACCACCTTGATATTTAACCTTTAAGGTATCTTCACCTTCGCCTGATGTTGGCTTAGACTTCATGTCATAAACTCCCATCCTATCTCTACCTAACGGATCATCAGATGTATTGATAAGAGATACTTTATCTTCAGGTCTACCTGGCAATTTAACCGGTTCGTCTGGATTTAACTCGTCATAACCGTGAGGTACATTAGTACCAGCTAAGTTAGTATTACCGTATCCACCATACATAGAAGCAATTTGGTGTGGAGTACCAAAGGCTGTTCCTGATTCTGCTGGGTCGTTACCTTCATCTTCAATCTGCTTCATTCTAAAGGCTCTTTTCTTATCTTCAACAACAAGATCGCGATATTCATCAAACTCTTCTTCAGAGAAGTGAAATAATTTATCGTAAATCCAGTCTGTAGGCAAGAAACTAGTCTCCATCATCTGGGCTGCTAAGTCCATTTTCTCTTTCATCAGAGCAATTCTCTCTTGCTCATAGATAATAGAAGGAGTAGTCAGCATTAAATCAAAATTAGTTAAGGACTCATCATCATATCCATGTGCATACAAATGCACTAAAGCTATTTTAGTAAGTTCACTAAGTACAATTCTCTGTAATCTTTCAATGGTACGTGCAAAACGAATATCCTCAGCTGCTAAAGTAGCTTTACCCGTCAAGTCTTTTTCGTATCCTAAGAATGCTTTTGGTATTTTTAAGGCTGCAAACAGCTTATTTAACAAGTAATTAATATCTTCAATACCATTATACTCTAAAGGAGGTGCATTATCAATCCTTGTAGATGCATCATTACCACGTACAGGAATAAAAAAGTCTTCAAGCATGCTCATTGCATTGTAATTCAGGTTGTATTGACCTGTTTTACCATCAATAAGAGGAGTTTTCTTCATCTTATTGATCATTCTTTGCATGTAGTTTTCTACTTCGTTTGGTGGAATAGCACCAACATTCACATAAAAAATTCTTCTTTGAGGAGCACGTGTTAATCTATGTACTAACATTGCATCTTCCATCAATACATACTGCTTAAATAATCTACGACCTGGTTCTAAATAAGAACGACCGTAAGGTAAGTAGTTAATATCACCTATCAATCTAAGGTGAGCCATCTCATAGTTGTAAAAAGTAATTCCCATATCAGTATTTTGATATGAAGTAGAGTATCCAGCAGTAGCACCTAAGGCTGCGGTTGGGTCATACTTAAAAATTACTTCTGATGGATTACTTGGGTTTGTACCTTCTAACCTTACAATATTATAGGCTGAAAATGGGATGACGTTGTAAACGCCATATTTTTCTGCTACTTCTAACTTAAGAAAGAAATCGCCATACTTGCACATATTTCTGATCCAGAACCAGAGATTGAACTCAATGTTAAGAACGTCGTAAAATAGGCTGTATAGAATTTTTTGAATGTTTTCATCTGATGATCTTATTTGAATAACATCTCCCTGCGTATTTTTGAGTGTGCAGTTGTGCGTATAGATTTTAGATCCATCAACCGATTCTATTGCAAATATGTGATTATCACCTGCGTTAACGACATCGTATACCGGTTTTATACCTATTTTTTCAATTTTTACAACTCGGTGATTATTTGACATACTAAACTCTGCAAGCGTTTTATAACCTGCTCCTAATATAATTCTCCTAGCTATTGGTTTCTGTAGTTTATGAGTTTCACAAAACTTGGTAAAGGCTAAATCCTTCGCTCCTATTAATTCATTGCAGTGCTTACGAAACTCTGCTATAACCCATCCATTATGTAAAACTAGTAGTTTATTTATTAATTGTTTTGGGGTTTTACACTCATATTTTTGTAGCAGTTGTTTTGTTAGTATTCTACACTCTCGTATATGAAGATTAAAATGGTTTCTAGCCTTTAATAATACATCTCGTGATGGATTATTTGTAATAAATTTCTCATATTCACCTATATCAACTGCTTGGGCTCTTTTTCGATCTTGTAAATACCTACCATTTTTGTTACCTGCAATTTTATATCCACTACAATACATTCCATTACTGCTGCCTGGGCTACCGTATAATACTCTTCTCTGCTCCTTTGTTAAACTATCTTTGAACTTCTTTCCACTACTGCTTAGTTTTTTAGCCCTCTGCTTTTTATCTACTGTTGCATAATAGATTTGCTGCCCTTTAATTAATTTTGAATAATAATCCTGTTTTTTATTTGGATCACTATTTATATCATTCCATAAATTTCGATTAAACTCAGCGTGTATTAAATTATGATTTGTCCAAGATTGCCACTCTAGTTGCTCTGGGTTATTATTTATCTTATTGAAACTTTTATGGTGTATTACAGGTCGATCTGTATCTAACAGTCTCGCTCTCTGGTTAATTAAGGGCTCGTAGGCTTTTGCAACAAGTCTATGCGTGTATTCAAACTTAGTGCCATTCTTAATCATTTCATACCCCTTTAGGTGCTTTGTATCTGATATTTTAGTTGGTAATGCCAGGATTGATGATCCAATCTGCAATTCGCTAGTTAATACTTGATCTCCAGATGGGCTTATCCATATATGGTTACTAGTCGCTTCTACCTGTGTCCCATCGTCGAGTGTAATTTTATAAACTTCTTTTTCCCCGTTATAAGCGACTCTATCAGCCTTTACTGGCTGAAATTTATTTTGATCATCGAGTCCATATAACCAGAAATTTTCCTCATTAGCGTCATACAATTCCTTAATTGTTAACTTACGCCCATCTAGTAGTGGTATTATTGTATCTGCTCCTAAACATTCATCCGCTATTATATCCAAAGCTGATGCTACAATTGGATCTGTATCCATAGATTCGTAATCAGAGTAGATCTGAACACGAGTACTTTGATAGTTTTGAGCTAAGTTTAAATTAACTCCGTAAGATGTTGAAGTAGTATAGATACGATTGAAGCGGTCCACTAACGCATTTGTTTGTAGTACACCGTCTACCTGAATATTATCTACATCAACTGTTTTTAACTCGCCACCATCATTGCGAATAATAACGTCTGTAGAAAATAACCTCTTTAATGTTGAAAATAAATTCCTTTGTGGTTGTATTTTTTGTTCGTCTGCCATATTTAATAAATATCTTTTGTTATAAAACCCAAGTCATATCCTCATAATCGTTTCCTGTTTGCATCTTCCATGGATTATTTTGGTTGCTTGGGAGACTCGTGTATACTTGAAAATCGTTACCTGTTTTAGTATATCCGTTTAAGCTTGCATAAGTTAAATTAATTGCTGTTTGTCTAAATCTAATAGCTGTATCACGAAGAAATAAACCAACCATTAAAGGCATTACTAAGTCGTCATTATACCCTTGCATTGCTTGAGGCTTTCCATTTTTCCAAATGAACACTCTCAATTCATCTAAAGTTCTTTGAGACCTGATTGTTACACTTTTTTCTTCAATAAAAGACCTTCCTTTTTCAATTACAAGAGGTCTAGTTCTTTGATTCATGCCAAATCCTGGTACCATTCCATCTCCTCTGTCAAATTTAGCTACATATAAATCTATTTGGGTACCTATTATTTCACTTTTTGGTGAATAATAAAGGTTTGCATATCCCATTTCTTCAATGGTAGTTACTACATCCCACCCAATACTTGCGTTTTCTATTACCAATAATGCATTATTCCATTCAATTGCTTTAGCAACCAAGGCACGTGCAAAATCTTTTGTTGGAACTTGATCTTTATATTCAGCTACTTGGATTAAAGTATCAACCTCAATTACATGATAAGTTGAAAAGTCTTTTCCATCCCCACGTGCAACGTCTGCAGTAATCATATAAGTTTTCATTGGATCGGGGTGTTCCCAAACCCAATAAGCACCTATTTTTCCTATAGGATCTAATATGGTTGTTTCTTGATAGTAGTTTAGAGTATTAGGTTCAATTACTGTATCTCCTGATGTACTAAAGTCGCAGTTGTGTGATACGACGTCTTCTACAAGGTATAGGCTATTATCCCCCACATTGACTAAATCGTATAAAAAATTATTATAAGGTTCTTTTTTTATAGATTTAACTAACTTAGTTTTAGAAAGATATGTTTTCTCCTTTATATCCTTTGCAAATACCTCTCTACCTTCTACTACAAACCTATGATCTAAAGAACTCTTTAAACTTTTTCCATCTTCAAAAGTAATACAAACAACCTCTGATTTAGTAGTTCTCCTAATTCCAGAAAAACTTTTAAATCCGGTAGGAGTATTGACTTCGAATCTACTGTTTTGTACTAGCTCTATCATATTTAATTCTTATAAATTTACATCCAAGTAGACTTTCTATTTGCTTTTGTCTTTCTTTATCTTTTTCTTTCAAAACACCTTCTATGTTAAAATGCTGCTTTTCATCGACTTCTAAAACCACATTATTTATAGGGTCGTATGCATCTAAAAAATAACCTAACTCTCTAACAAAATACTCTCCTCCATTTTCTGCATGCATAAAACTAAGTCCATTTTCTTTGCCAAACTGTTCTATTAGAGAAATAGATTCTTTATTATACCTTGGCATAAGCTGTCCTTTTAGTGCTCTTATGTACTCCAAAGTAGATACTCTTATTTTTAACTTTGTAGATTCTTTATGAGGTTTATTAAGCTGATTTTTTTTAGGTTCTGGGCATTGTCTGCAGTAAGGCGTCCATCCTATTCTTTTCTTACATTTACATCTTAGGCTTTCTAAATTTAAGTTATGTTCAACTATAAATAAGATTCTTTTAACAAAGCTGTAGTTACTAATATAACTTTTTTGCTCTTTAAATTTTTTTTCCAACTGTCCTGTATGTTTATAGATTGATTTGTACAATCTAGGGTCTTTTTTTAATAGTGTTCTGTTGCTTGCTTTTCCACTTAAAGACTTATAGAAGTCGTTATATTTTAACTTCTCTATTGTATCCTCTAAACTATAAACATTTATAGTATTTAAATCTGCTTTTACCCTATCCCAATGTTGCTTAACTAAATTCATACAAGAAGGCGTCTTTATTATAAATAGTGGCATTCCTGTATTTTAGAGTACAGGTCCTCGAGAGATGTATAAAAAGTTTCACCTGTTTCTTTGTCTCTGATTAATACTTCGGAGTCACCCCATAGACAATCGCACTCCTGTGCAGCTGCTCTCTCACCAAGGTCTCTTGTTTGTTGATCTCTCCAAGTTTGATCTCTTTCTGGATGTACAGTCCATGGTAGATTGATTGGAGTAAAGTTATTTTCGCCATTTAGTGCACGAACAAACTCTTTATGAAACCAGTTACCAACCCCATTAGGAGTTGATAATGCGATACATCTACCCCCTGTTGCCAATGTCTGTTGTGCAGCAGTAAAGATGTCTCCAATACGATCAATAAAGGCAGCCTCATCTATTATTAACAAAGATACAGCTTCAGAACGTGCTGAGTCTGTTGCTGCTGATACTGCTTTAATTTGGGAACCGTTCTTTAGTCGTAAACTAAGACGATTATGCTCCATTACAGGAAGTTGCATCCACTTTGGTAAGTTATCGTAAGCAAATCTTACTTTAGTTACCATGTTTTTTGCAGTTGCTTGAGTAGTTGCTAGTACAAGAATGTTTTTATCCTGTTCAAACAACATCATCCACAATGCAAAAGCCGAAGTTAGCGTAGAAATACCAAGCTGTCTTGACTTATTGATAATGAGATAATCAAATCTTTGGAATAATTTTAGCGATTTTTCCTGAAAAGGAAATAGATTGAAGGTCATTCTACCTCTAGTAGGGTGTTGGATTGTGTAGTACTTCTTCATGAAGTATACAGGATCCGCTTTGCACTTTACTAATTCTTGTCTTATTGCATCGCTTATGCTTATTTGTGATGCTGCCATTCTGTTGTTTTTAAAACTAATTAAGCTACCTCTTCTTCACTGTCGTCGTCATCTGTCGACACTGTCATAGCTTGCTGTATATCTGCTCTCAGCTTTTTAATTTGATTAGGTATATTTCCAATTGCTTCTTTATACTTATCTATGCTTATTTGACCACTCTTAAATTGCATTAACAATGCATCTTTTTGAGCTTCTAATCCTTGTAATTGAGCTTGCTTTTTATGAATACCTGATAAAACAGGTTCTGGTTGTGCTACGTCTTGAGAAGATGGTTCTTGTTCAAAATTATTTGAATTATCTGCTTCGGGTTGATCCCAATCATCTTGCATATCTTCGTCCCCAAAATCCTCTTCATCAGAAGGATATTCATCATTAGTATGTAGTATTTGTCCAGTATTATCGTCTTCTCTTAGGTATGAATTTCTAGTTAGCTTATTCTCAACTAAAAACTTCTGAATATTAAATTCCATCTTGCTCTTTGTTAATAAATAGCTAAATACTAGAAGTCTAAAAAGGTTGGTTCCACTGCAATAGTGGCTTTGTGCTGATTTACCAGTTCTTGCCATTTAGCCCTTGAGTACTTAATACCGTAAATATAGTATTCAGATACCTTCTTTTCGTCTTTTGGATAGATTAGTGCAGGACCTTCCATTGAGTGCATTTTTGCCACCTCATTATCCTTTTGAAAGTAGCTGATTGTTTTACCACACGTAGTATTAATGGTTCGAAAAATTGTATGGGTTCTCATCTTATTGTTTTTATTAAACAATACTAATAATATTTCATACTAGCAACAAAAAAACCCAATCTTACGGAATTGGGAATTTCTGCTTTTATTGTATGGGCTTCTTTATGATTCTGTTTCTCCAGCTTCCGCTTCTTCTGGTGTATTTTCTTCAGGTGGACCTGACGGTGCACTTCCACCTCCACTTGGTGCACTTCCACCTTCTTCGCCGTCTGCTTTTTGTTCAGCTCCTTCAGGACCTTTTGTACTAATTGGATTACCTAAAGCAAGTATTCTTGCTATTGCATTCATACATCTTTCTCTTTCGCCAACTGTCTGTAAGTAAAATTTCTTACCAGCAACTGTAGCTTCATACGCCTTACCTAAAAAAGTAAGTGTGAAATCCTGGTCGTTATGTAAAACAATTTTAAAAGTAGTTGGTTTTGGAGCGATGATATAAATACCTGTAATATAATCTTTATACGCTGAACTCATTAACATTTTTAACGTTTTTTCCAATGTAGGATACTTACGTAAAATGTAGCCAATAGGATCGTCTTCAAAAGATTGAACATTAGGTTCCATTCTTTC